ATAAGCGTCAATCTCAAAGTCTGCCATGGATTGCATGATACCAGAGGTGGTGACTAGTGCCGCGGTTGCTCGTGATCAATGAGATTGTCATCACTGCTCTGGAAACAATCGGCATGATCCTCGCCGCATTCGGATTGGGGGTGTTCGCCGCATGGGTTACTGGTGCCGCGGGATTCCTCTTGGTGTCTGGTGCCGGACTGGTTGGTGCCGCGTACATTGCGGCCCGCGCCCAGCGCGAGCAAATCGAGCAAGCCATGGAGAAACAGCCACCACCAGAGCCGCCGGCAGGACTGGTCAACACCTCCCGGACGGTGCAGCGCTACATGGCTGAGCGCCAGGCGGCCAGCGTGCAGCAAGCCAGCATGCAAGCAGTGCAGGTGCAGGACGGGATACCACTGTCATGATGAGTAGCGAATTCTCTAAGGCACCGAATCGTCAAGGCCGACCCGTGCGGTTACGTGAAGACGGATTACTATGGTTTATCAATCGATGCGTATTTCATCCGCGCGGCTACGCGTTAGCAGTGGATACAGATAACGATGCTTGGTATCTGTTAGGTGATGGTGTCGAGCCTTGGGTATTTGGCGGGGATGGTTCTGATGAGACTGATTTGTTGCGGCAGATTAAGGAATTGATGCCGTGAGTCTGTTATTCCGCACCGCCAACATACAGGGGCCTTACGCGGGCTACTGGGGCGAGTTTGTGGGCGCTACCGCGGCCGATCTCGTGCCCTACCGCATGCCCATGCAACAGGTTCTACCTGGCCACATGGTCAATGACCAGTCAGCGATGCGGCACTCGGCTGTCTGGGGATGCCTACGGCTGCGCGCCAACCTCATCAGCACCTTTCCGTTGGAAACGTTCCGCCAGGGCGAGGGCGACTTACCCGCGCTCAAAGTGCCCTCGCCACCATCGATTCTACGGCCGGGTGGCTCGCAAGCCGATTATGTCGAGTGGATGTACTCAACACAATTTGACCTAGACCGCGCGGGCAACTCAGTAGGCATCATCCGCTCGATCAATGGTTACGGGCTACCTGCAGAAGTTGAGCTGATCCCGCTGTCCTGGGTATCGGTGCGTACAATCGACAATCGCATCACGCATTGGTACATCCGTGGTCAGGAATATCCACCAGAGCTCATCTGGCATGAGAAACAATACACGGTGGCCGGTTTCCCGCTGGGATTATCCCCCGTGATGTATGCGGCATGGTCTATCAGTGAGGGATTGAGCATTCAGGACTTTGCGATTTCGTGGTTTACCATGGGAGGAATACCGCGCGGGCACCTAAAAAACAACACGCAGCCCACTGTCACGGATGGCCAAGCCGCTGGCATCAAGGCCAAGCTCAAAGAATCGGTGCAGTCGGGTGACGCGCTGGTTACGGGTAAGGACTGGGATTATGCCCTTATCAGTCCAGAGCAGACCGGTATGGAATGGATCGAGGCTCGCCGGCTCACACCCATTGAGGTGGCCCGTTTCTTTGACGTGCCGGCAGATCTTATTGATGCTGCGATATCCGGGGAGTCGGTAACTTACGCTAATGTGACGCAGCGAAATCTGCAGTTTTTATCGATGAGTCTTGGGCCAGCCATTATTCGGCGCGAAAACAACCTCAACAAAATGCTGCCAGCCAAGCAATTTGTGAAGATGAACATCGATGCACTTCTGCGGAGTGACCCGAAAACTCTCACAGAGATGCTGAACCTGCAAGTAGCCGGTCGGTTACTCACGCCGAATGAGGCGCGCTTTATGTTGGACCGCCAGCCATTGACGGAGGCGGATTGCGCAGAGTTTGACCGCTTCTGGCCCCCGCGTCCAGCACCGGGCGCGACCAATCCGACCACACCGCCCAATGCACCGCAGCCGCCGCTTTAGGTTTGGTCAGCCATGCACGGGCATGGGTCTATATCCCATGGATGGCCGCACGGTGCCAAGGCCTGACCCTCGCTGTTTATCGCGCATTCCGGCGGCCGGTGATGTTCCTCGCAAGGCCGGCACCACAAATAGCCGGCGGGTTGGTGCCAGCAGTCAGGTCCGCATGCAGGGCATTCACTACCCATGCAGGTAGGGCTCAACGTCTATCACGTAGGGAATTGCGGTGTACTCATTCATGAGGGTTTCTTTCATGATGTGTTCCTCCGTGTAATGCCTATTCGCCAGTAGCCATGCCCGCGCATTATCTGGGGTACCGATAGAGCTTACATATCCGCATGTGCATTTAGGCCGGTACAGGACTACTGCCATGCCGCGCAGCCTAGCAGGAGAGGGTAATGCCCAAGACATCGAGTAACACCATCACCCGTGAGACGGCAGCGGCAGAGCGCAAGGCAGCGCTGCTACGCGGCAAGTCAGAGGACCGCCACGGCCTGCACCTGGCCCGCGGGACAGCACCCATCGAGGTAGATACACGCCGGGTGCTCACGTTCCCCCTGCACTTGACGCCGGTCACCCGGGATGACCAGCCGCCGCGCGAGATCATCCCGTTTCCGGGCACCGCAGCGATCCGCTCCGCGCCAGCCAAGACCAAACGCGCCATGGAGTGCGAGTGCGCAGACGGTGAATGCACCTGCACCGATCCCGACAATGAGGGTGATGGCGAATCGTTTTGGTGTCATTTATCGGGGGTTGCTTCCGTGGTGGAGACTCCCTATTCGATGTGGGACATTTTCGGGCCTTATGAGGAAAAAGTCAGCTCTCGTGCGTTTGATGCGTCATTGTCCCGCGGGCCTGATGTGGCATTCCTGGTAAACCACGGCGGGCTGACTATGGCTCGTACCCGCGCCGGCACATTGATGCTGTCAGCCATGCCACAAGGGCTGGCTATTGAGACGTGGGCGAACCGTCAACGCAATGACGTGCACGACCTAGCCATAGCTATTGCTGAGGGCAGTATCGATCAGATGTCTTTCGCGGCATTCTTAGAGGAAGGAGAATGGAACGACGATTTTACCCAGTTCACCATCCTGCGACTCGATCTTGACTGCGGGGATGTTTCCGCGGTGAATTTCGGCGCCAATCCCAATACATCTATTGCCCATCGTGCCCACCAATTCCTAGAGCAGATTGACCATCTCCCAGAGCGTGCAGCCCGGGAGGCCCTACGGATATTGGAGGCACGCTATGGCTCTGTGGAAAACAACGAAACAAAGCAAGCCGCTGGCCGCTCGCTCGCTTTGGTCCGTAGCGCGTTACTTGCTGGCGAATAAAGCCTATAGGCGCGTGCTCATTCGATTTGTCGCAGTGCAGCTCATCACACGGCCACGCGCCGTGTACACGGCATATCGAGCCATTGCCAGGCTCACAAGATAGCGAGGGAGCACAACAGTGACTACCACTGTTCAGGAATTGATAGCCGGCATTGAGGTGGAGCAAGAGGCGGCCCAAAAGCGTTATGATAAGGCCACCATCGAGGTTCGCTCCATTCTAGCGCTAGCCAGCCAAGAGGGCCGACCATCCCTTACCGTTGATGAAGACAAGCGGGTGGCCGAATTATTCCAGATGCGTGACGGTGCCAAGGCCGATCAGGAATCTATTGCCACCAAGCTGGCTAACGCGCGCAAGATTGAGCTAGACGACAAACATGACCGCGCGCAGCTCGCTAATATACAGCCCTCTGGCGCGCCGGAACTGCGCACGGGCGGTAAGCCAGCCTACGATCAGGTAGGCCGTGTCACCCGGGGTGAGCGCACCTACCACAAGGGAAACGACCGCCGCGGCGCCATGTTCGTCAAAGATGTGGTGCGTCAGCATATGTTTAAGGATGTCGAAGCCGGCACCCGGCTGGCAATGCACATGGCAGAGGAGAGAGTTGAGCGCGCCAGCACTGGGTATATGGAGCGCGCAGTTGGCACGGGTGCATTCACGGGATTAGTCGTGCCGCAGTATTTAACGGATATGTATGCACCCGCAGTGGCCGCCATGCGACCATTTGCTGATGTTTGTAATCATCACGACTTGCCTGCGTACGGGATGACGGTAAACATTTCCCGGATTACTACGGCATCCTCTGTGGCATTGCAGGCCACGGAAAACACCGCAGTCAGCGCGACTGACATGGATGACACGCTGCTCACTGAGGTCATCCAAACCGCGGCCGGTCAGCAAACCATTTCCCGGCAGGCTGCAGAGCGTGGCGTAGGGATCGAGGAGGTAGTGGTTGATGACCTTTTTAGGCGTTATGCGACTGCCTTGGACGCCACTCT